TGGACGCCGACGCGATGTAGCCCGAGGAGTCAACGTACGTGCCGCTGCTGGCGCGGGTCAGCGTGTAGCCCGATGGGGTGCCCGTGGACCAGTCGATGCTCCATGCTGGCGTGAGCGCCCCGCTCTGCGTGGTCGCATTCGCCGCCGTCGACGGCGACGAGTCGTAGTCCGCGTTCGTCGCCACGATGCGGTACTCGTACGAGGTCGATGCCGTCAGCCCCGTGTCGCTGTACGTCGTGGCCGTCGCGCTGACGGTCGTCAAAGTCGAATACGACCCGCTGCCGCTCGGGGTGCGCCGCTCGATGCGCTGGCCCGTGTTCCCGGTCGACACGTCCGTCCACGCGAGGTCGATCTGCGAGCTGCTGACCGCCGTCGCCGTCAGGCCCGTGGGGGTCGCGGGGATCGTGAACTTGCTTGCCGCGTTGCTGTTGGCGCTGTTTCCCGCCGCGTTCGTCGCATAGACGCGGTACTCGTACTGCGTGCTCTCCGTGAGGCCAGTGTTGCTGAAGGAGGTCGCGCCAGCCGACAGGGTGGTGACCGTCGAGTACGAGCCGCTGCCGGCGGGGCTGCGGCGCTCGACCGTGTACCCGGTCTCGTTCGTGGCGTTGTCCGTCCAGGCAAGGTTGATCTGCGTCGTGCTCGTGGCGGTCGCGGTGAGCGAGGTCGGCGCGGCCGGGACGTTGAGGGTCGTGACCCCGCCCGTCGCGTTCTGGCTGGCGGCCGTCTTGGAGCTCTCGCCCACCCCGTTGTAGGCGCTGACCCAGTAGTAGTACACCGTGCCGATGGCCGGCGGCGCGGACGGGTTGTTCGTCGCGTTGTCGGTGTAGGTCTGCACGCCCGCGCCGAGGGTCGACAGCAGGGTCGCGCCCGTCGTGGTGTTCGTCGTGTTCCGGTAGACGTAGAACCCGGTTTCGTTGCTCGAGGCGTCTGTCCAGGTGATCGTGACCGCGACCGCCGTGGTGCTGGCGCTCGCGCTGACCCCGGTCGGGGCCGTTGGGGCCGACGCCGCCTGCGTCGTGGCGTTCGCCGTCGCGCTAGCAAGGCTGCCGCCGAAGCAGTTGTACGCCGACACCCGGTAGTAGAACTGCGTGGAGGCGGGCAGGCCCGTATTGCTGAGCGAGTTGCTCGTGGTGCTGCCGATGCTCGTCCAGGAGCCAAGGCCGTCCGGGGACCGCTCCACGTCGTAGTACGACGCCTGGTTGGGCGCCGGCGTGGCGTCGGCCGTCCATGCCAGGTTGATCTGCGAGCTGCTGACCGCCGTGGCAGTCAGTCCGCTGGGCTGGTTGGGCTCGGCCGTGGCAAAGCACTTGCCCGACGAATCGTCCTGCACGCCCAGCAGGAGCGCCGACGTCGCCGCCCCGGGCAGGTGCGGACGGGATGGTCGTGCGGCGCGCTGCACGTCAGATGGCGTACCAGAAGAGGCCCATGTTCACCGTGCGCGGCGCGGCCGGCGCAGGCGCGATGAAGTTGGCCGTCACGAGCTGCGATCCGGCGAGGTCAACGAGCACGCTGCTCGAGGTCGTGATGCTGCCAGACGAGGTCGAGGTGCCGTTGGACGAGAAGGTGTTCGGGGTCGGGAACTGCGGCGTGGTGATGGCCGCGCCGAAGCCGCCGAAGACGAAGACGTCCGCGGTGCCGTCCACGTTGTAGCCGTTGTTGGTAGACGGGAAGAGCAGGGTGTACTGCGCGAGGATCGTGGGGAACCACCACGTGTCCGAGGCCGCGACGTTGCGGTAGGACTGCCAACCGACGATCCTCATGCCCGTCGTGGTGCTACTCGTTGCCCACGCGGTCCCGTTGTCGAGCGCGCCCCATGGGAGCGCCTTGAGCAGGCTGGGCTGCGCGTAGCCCTGGGTCAGGGCCATGTCCATGACCACGCCCGTGGCGGGCTTGGTGCTCGTGGGAACGGGGTTGGTGTAGGACGCCGCGACGTTGTTGACCGTCATGCGGCGAAGGTTGGGCTGTCCGGTCGAGATGAATGCCTGTGCCATGTCAGATTTCTCCTCGGCGCTTCATGTCGAGCGCGATTGCGACGGCCTGCTTCTGGGGCTTGCCCTCGGCCATGAGCTTGCGGATCTTGGCGCTGACGGCGGGGTCGGACTCGGCCATGACCTTGCGCCCGGGCTTCTGCGCGGGTGCTTCGTGGGTGGACTTCGCGCCAATGCGGGAGGCCATGAGCACCGTGGCCTTGAGGATCTTCTCAGGGCCGCCGCCTTGTCCCTTGAACCAGCCCTTCTTGAGCATGGTGTCGGCCCATTGGCGTGCCGCGCTCTCGGTTGCGAAGAGCAGGTCGTCCTGCATCGTGACGGGCGGGCCGCCGAGGTACTGATCCTTGCCGAGCTGCCGGGTGTAGGCCACGCGCCACTTGTATCCGGCCTTGCGCTGGACGTCCGTCAGATCCATCTTCGCCTTCGCGCCGGGGCGGGAGGCGCGGATCTTCTCCATCGACCCGTCCTCGTGCAGCCAGTACGGCGTGTTGTCAGGATCGCTTGCGGAGATGCCGTGCCATTCAAGGTCGGCGGGGCTCGTGATTCCCTGCGCCCTAAGCTGCTTACGCAGCGCGCCCGCCGTGGTGCGCTTGCTGGCAAACTTCGCCTTCGCGCCGGGACGGGAGGCCTTTACAACCTCGTCCACCATGACGGACGTGGAGGGCGGAAGCGCCCAGTCGCGGAACTCAGGCATTACGTCGTTGCTAACGAGCAAGCGTGGCCCGCGCAGTTCAACGATGCGCGCACGCCACTTGCGGTCGTTTGGGTCAACGATGTCTTTGTAGCGCACGATGTCTCCAACGCGTAATCCAGCCGCCTTGGCCTCCTTTACGTCGCGTGCGGTCGCCATCTTCGCCTTCGCGCCGGGGCGGGAGGCGCGGAGCGACTCTGCGTATCGCTTCAGCTGCTCAACAGGTCCGCGCTGGACCGTTTGCGGCGCGCGCCCTGGCTGCATTCGCATGAGCGATCCGGTTCCGGTTGCGCCATCCACCACAATGGCCCATTGCGTCCCGTTGATGGTCGCCGTCCATTGCTTGGACATGTCGCCCCAGCCTGCGGAATCCTCAAGCGTCCATCGCCCCATCCTGGCCTTCGCCGGCGGTTCCGCGAGGATGCCCAGCCGCGCCTTGATCTCGTTCCGGGTGCTCATGCCGCCCATCGTAGCGTTCCTCCTTGTCGTTCACGCATTCACGAAGCCGGGATCGGGGATCTCGCGGCGGTCGATCACGCCCTGCCGCGCGCCGTTGTGCGCCCTGATCGCCTGGTAGTCAAGCGTCCCGTTCGGGAGCGTCCAGCCGTTGTCCATCGCGTCCGAGGCCGACACCGGGATCAGCGCGCAGCGGCAGTTGAAGCCGCAGGGCGGGGTAATCCCCATGCGGTCGAAGTCTGCCATCGTCCCCACGTAGCCGTCAAGCGCCCGGTGCGCCGGCCGCGTGCGGTTGTCCCGCGTGGCGCTGTACTCAACTAGCGGGACGAACGCCTGCACGCGCTCGTCGCGCAGCACCTCGGCAGCACCCTCCGTGGCCGCCCGGTTCGTGTTTGTCCTGAGCACGGTCTCCAGGCGCGCGCTCGAGAGCTCGACCCCCAGGCGCACCTGCGCCGTGGTGACGAAGTCCCCCAGGTTCATCGCCTTGATCTCCTTGCCCACCACGCTCTTGCCGGGGCGCTCCTCGATCACCCGGGCGATGAGCTCCTGCACCTTGGCCGTCTGGCCGGGGCTGAGGGCTGTCACGAAGAACGTATCGCTTACGATCCGTTTCACGGCCGAGATGCCGCCCGCAGCATTGGGACGCGACAGGACGCCGCGTAACAGGCCGTCCAGCAAGGGGCTGCGCTTGCGGAGGTCGATCAGGGCGTTCTGCCGCTCGTGGTCCCCCACCTCGCGGGCGCTGCGGCGGGCGGCCTCGACGAGCACCTCCCAGTCCTTGCGGCTGATGGGCACGCGGCGGCGGAACCAGTCCGCGATGGGCTTCATGGCCTCCCCGCCGAAGCCGTCGAGCTTCAGGGCGGGCAGGGCGGCGAAGGTGACGGCGTCCCCGTCCTCGAGCATCCCTTGGACGGCCTTGTCGGGGATACGGGCCTTGGTGACGGTTGAGCGCGCCCCGGCGAGCCAGGAGGCCAGCAGGAGGGCGCTAGTGGCCTCGGAGAAGGCGTCCCAGAGGGCGGGGTCGTCCTGCCCGCGCACCTGGGCGGCGAGTGCTTGGCGGTACGACTGCTGCGCCTCGCGCAGGACGCGGCGCAGGTGCTTGTCGAGCGCGGGTCGCTTCATCGCTTGCGCTTGCGGAGGGCCACGACCTTGGGTGCTTCGGGGGCGGGTTCCTCGCCCTCGTCAGGCTCGTTCCCCTGCCCCAGGAGGGCCGCGAGGGGGTTGGCCCCGCCGCCGGCCGCCTGACCGCCTCCGAGGACGGCCTCGCCGTCCTGGGGCTCGGAGAGGCCGAGGAGGTCGCGCACCTCGCGCTCGCTGACGCGGCCGCCCATCTGGGTGAAGGCCTGCACGGCCTCGAGGCGCTCCTTGACGTTCGGGCGCTCGGGGGCGAAGCGGAACTTGATCGACCGGGCCTCGGACTCGCTCGCGCCGAGGATGCCTGCCACGACGCGCAGGAAGTCGGTCGTGAACGACTCGCTCATGGCGTCCGCGTGGTAGCGGATGACGCGGGAGAGGGTGTCTGCGTGGAGGTCGGCGACCCCGGAGCCCAGGCCCGTTGACCCGGCCTCGCTCGAGAGCGACTGCCCCAGGATCGCCTCCTTGAGCTTGCCGCTGCACCAGTTGACGAGGTCCATGAAGATCTGGGCGCGGCCGGCGTTGGCGTCCTTGATGTCGATGTCGTAGAAGCTCTCGTTCGGCCCGGTGCGGGGGAGGACGACCGAATTGTCGTTCACCAGGTTCTGCAGGACCGTGAGCATCTCGTTCTTGGCCGCGTCGTTGCCCGAGGGGTAGTAGCCCACGCGGATGCCCAGCGCATAGCGCTCGGCGTAGGCGGCGGCGTTCTGGAGGATCTCCTGCTTGAGGAGCCAGATGTACCAGCAGACGTCGCGCGCGCCCACGCCTCGGTAGACGGCCTCGCTCGTGTTGGGGTCGATGAAGTTCGGGGCCGCGGTGAAGACCCGGTGCAGGATGACGGCGCGGCGCTCGTTGTCGTCAAAGAGGTGGACGAGGCTGTCGAAGCCAAGGTCGGTGACGGAGGGCTCGTTGATGTACGCGCTGCCCACGCGCATGGCAAGGTTGCCGTACTGGTCGAAGGCGAGGGTGTCGGCGGCGAACGGCACCCACTCCTTGACGCGCACGCCGAGGACGGGGTCGCGCTCGTAGACGAGGTTGGCGGCGCTGACGCCGTACCAGACGGCCTCGTGCAGGTGGCGGAAGAGGTCGCTGCGGCGGGGGATGTCGCGGACGATCTCGGTGAGGCGCTCGGCGAGGGCGACGAGGCGGGGGTTCTCCTCGTCGTCGGGGACGATGGCCCATTCAAGGCCGGCGAGCGTGACGAGGAGGGAGCGCAGGACGCCCTCGATGTCCGCGTCGGCGCGCATCATCGCCTGGTAGTTGGGGTCGATCCTGTAGGCGAGGCTCGAGTTCCGCAGCATCAGGCTCGCGGTGCGGAAGTAGGAGCGCTGCACCTCGACCGGGATGGCGAGCGGGGTGGTGGGTCCGCGCTGCGCGGGGGCGGGCGGTGCCTTGCGCGGCCGGTGGGCGGGCGGGAGGCCCGTGCCCGGGATGGCGTTCGGCATGATGGGGTTGGACTTGGGGTCTGGCATCGTCTAGATCCGCAGGCCGCGGGAGCGCGCCTTGCTCTCGGCGAGCTGGCGCTTGAGCACCTCGATGCGGGCCTTGCTGGCGGCGTTGGCGGCTGCGGCGGCCTCGCGGGCCTTGCGTGCCTCCTCGGCGCGCCTAGCGAGGTCGGCGTCTTGGCGCTCGGCGGCCTCGCGGAGCTCGGCTGCTCGGCGTGCCTTGCTCTCGGCGTAGGCGGCCTCGTAGTCGTCGCGTTCCTTCTTGAGCTTGTCGAGGGCGGTGTCGATGCGGGCGACCTCGGCGTTGGCGCGCTCGATGCGCTTCTCGCGCCTGCGCTCGCGGGCCTTGTGCTCGCGGTCGATGGCCGAGCGGCTCTCGTGGAGGTACTGCTCGGTGAAGGAACGCCCGGACGCCTTGGCGCGCTCCTCGATGCCCTTGGCGGTGATCGGCGGGGGCTTGCTGCCCGCACGGGGCGCGGCCTTGGGCTTGTCGCCGCCGGCCTTGGGCTTGTCGCCGCTGCCGCCGCCACCGCCTCCTGCGCCGCAGTCGTTCCCGGGCTGGAAGCCTTCGGGGCCGATGCCGCAGTTGAAGTTGGCCTTGGCGAAGATGCCTAGCCGCCGTGCGATTGCATCCCTCGTGTGCATGGGCCGCAGTCTACCCCTCGTCACGTGAACATCCGCCGCTTGATGCCACGGTTGCCGAAGATGCGCTCGGCGCGCGTGGCGACGGTCATGGCCCCGCCCTGCGAAACGATGGCCCCCTGCGAGGCGAGCGTGCAGAGGTCGACCACGCAGTCGACGCAGTCGTCGTGGCTCCCGGCGGGGAAGGAGAGCATCTCGTCCACGACCGGGGCGAAGGCCTGGGCGACCTGGCCGTTCTGTCCTTGTGGGAAGGACAGTTTGCCTGCGGCCACGAATGGCTGGCTGGCGGCGGCGCGCAGGTGCTTGTCGGTCGAGCGCTCGACGGCGACCACGGGCTGACGGCAGGACTCGCGGAACTGGTCGAAGACGCCCTTCTGCGGGCCGTTGGCCTCGGCGAGCACCATCGCCGCGCCGCGCCGCTCGACGAGCTCGCGGGCAAGGCGGGCGAACTCGGGGAACGACTCGCGCACGCGCAGGACGTCGGTCAGGTGCAGGTTTCGGTCCATCGACACCTCCCCCACGATGCAGACCGACCAGTCGGGGTCGTCGCGGTCCTGCCGGCGGCGGCCGTAGCCCCAGTCGATGGCGGCCACGGTGCGGCAGCCTAAGGGCAGCTCCGTGTGGAACTTGATCCACTCGGGGCGGAAGACGAGCAGGTCGGAGGAGAGGGGGACGAGTTCGTAGGCGCGGGCGTAGGCCATCGGCCCGAAGTCGCGGCGCTTCTGCTCAAGCACCTTGCGGGTGAAGACTTCGGGCCACGGGCTTTCGGTGCCGACGCAGGGCCGGCGCAGGAGGGTGCCGTCCCGGGCGCACTCGCGCCGCCAGTCGGCGGTGATGTCGTCGGTGTGGAATGGGGTCGCCGACCGCCAGAGCCGCGTGGGGTGCGGCGAGGACGGGTCGAGCATGGGGAGCCAGATGTTGGCGACGGCCTCCTTGACCTGTGCGCGCAGGGCCGGCTGCAGCACGGCGTTGCGGAGGTCGCAGATGTCGTCGAGCCACAGGATGTCGGCGCGGCCACCCGTGCGACCGAAGACGCCGGATGCCTGCACGGAAGGGTCGCGGCGGGCGGGGAGGCCGGGTGCGGTGACGCTCCAGGCCATGACGGTGTCCTCCCCGGGCTTCAGGGCGACGTGGGGGAAGACGGCCCGGTAGCGGGGGCTGCGGATGATGTCGCGCAGGAATCGGCTGGTGGCGGCCGCGCCGTCATCATTGCTGCCGATGAGCTTCAGGCGGGTGGACGGGCGGTGCCCGAGCCACCAGGCGGCGAGGTAGGTGAGGGTTGAGGTCTTGGCGTGTCCGCGGGGGAGTTCGGCGTACCACGACTCGTGGTCGGCGGCGTGGAGGATGAGCTCCTCCTGCAGGTCGGCGACCCGCCGCTCGAGCATGAGGGCGAGGAAGTCGACGGGGTCGTCGCGCGCCCCCTGGATGGCCTCGGGCGGGGTCAGCGCTTTCGCGGCTTTGCGGGGCATCGTCGGGCGCGGATGGTGTCGGCGACGGCCTTGAGGGCGGCCTCGGGGAGGTCTACGAAGGCCACGTTCTCGGTGGCCGCGCCGGCGTCGAGGCGCAGGATCTTGTCGAGGTCGATGGCGGCTTCGCAGTCTTGGCGGCGCAGGGTGGCGATCAGCTCGGTCGCCCGGATGCGGTCGCGGGGGC